GCTGTTTTTAAAACTGGCGCTGAGATTTATAAGAATCATAAAGAATCTGAGTTATTAGAATCTCAAGCTGAAAAAAGACATTATGAACGAATGGCTGCAGGGGAGATTGAATATCAAAGAGATGTTTACGATCAACAAGACAAGTCATGGAAAGACGAATTTGTCCTAATTGTAGTTTGTATTCCAATTCTTGTTTTATCTTACGCAGTTATTAGTGACGACATTAATATTAAAACTAAATTAGATTTATTTTTTGATTACTTTGGTAAGTTTCCTTCTTGGTATCAATGGTTAATTGTTGGAATATTTGGCGCAATCTACGGATTAAAACCTTCTATTGACGCATTTACTAAAAAATAAATATGAAAAAAGAAACTAAATATCAAAAAAAAGTACATTCTGTAATGCACAAATGGAAGATTGGTACATTAAAATCTGGTGGACAGAAAATAACAAATCAAAAACAAGCTATCGCAATAGCTCTTTCTGAAGCTGGTCGTAATTTAAAAATAAAATAATTATGTCAGAAATTCAAGTTGAAAAAGAAATTACAAGTACAAAACAAAAAGCCGACGAAATAGTTGACATGCTAATTACACAAGCACACACACGTTTAAAATCACTAGAGCCATTAACAGCATCTGAGATGAAAGTGTGTTTAGATATATGCAAAACATATAGTACAGGCATTCAATCAAATTCAGATGTGGATTTACTAAAGGATCTCCCATTTGATGACGAAGAAAAAAGAAGATAATTTAAAAACACAATTAAGTAATTTTAAAAACTTTTTATATTTAGTATGGAAGCATTTACAATTACCTGCACCAACTAGTATTCAATACGAAATAGCTGATTACTTACAATACGGTCCAAAAAGAATTTCAATACAAGCCTTTAGAGGAGCTGGTAAATCTTGGATTACTTCAGCATTTAGTGTTTGGAATTGGTATATGGATCCTCAGAAGAACATACTTGTTGTGTCTGCAAGTAAATCTAGGTCTGATGATTTTAGTACATTTACACAAAGAATTATAAATGAGATCCCAATATTAGAACATTTAAAACCAGGTCCAGAACAAAGATCTTCTAAGATTTCATTTGACGTTGGTCCAGCTAGAGCATCTCATGCACCTAGTTGTAAATCTATGGGTATTACAGGTCAACTTACAGGTTCACGAGCTGACTTAATTATTGCTGACGATGTTGAATCAGCTAACAACTCTCAAACTCAGTTAATGAGAGAACGTCTTAGTGAGACAGTAAAAGAATTTGATTCAATTATTAAACCAGATGTAGGACGTATTATATTCTTAGGAACTCCACAAACTGAGTTTAGTTTATATAACACACTAGACGAAAGAGGATTTAAAACTCAAATTTGGCCTGCACGTTATCCAGACGAAAAAGGTATTATTAATTATGGTAATAAATTAGCTGCAAGTTTAGTTGAGAATAAAAAAGGTTTTAAAAAAGGTGATCCAATAGATCCATTAAGATTTGATGATCTTGATTTAATGGAACGAGAAGCCTCTTATGGTCGATCAGGATTTTCACTTCAGTTTATGTTAGATACTACGTTGTCTGACCTAAACCAATATCCACTTAAATTAAATGATTTAATCATTATGAGTGGCATTAGGTCATGGAAAGACGCACCCGGTAAAATACAATGGGCAAGTAGTGTAGACCAAATAAAACTACTAGATCCAGATTTACCTAATGTTGGACTTAAAGGTGACTCACTAGTCGGACCTATGTATGTATCTAAAGATTACTATACGTTCGAAGGAAGTGTTATGTCAATTGATCCTGCAGGAAGAGGTGCTGATAGAACAGCTTACGCAGTTGTTAAAAGTTTAAATGGTTTATTATATTTAACTGATTGTGGTTCATTTCAAGGTGGTTACGAACCTGAGACTTTAAAATTACTAGCTACTGTTGCTAAAACAAATTCAGTAAATCATATTGTAATCGAAAGTAACTTTGGTGACGGTATGTTTAATAGATTACTAGAACCTATACTAACCCAAATTTACCCTTGTACAATTGAAGAGATCAGAAGTTCAGTACAAAAAGAAAAACGAATTATAGATACTTTAGAACCAGTGATGAACTCACATAGGTTAATAGTTGACCAAGATATAATTAAATCTGATTTTAGATTAGAAAAAGAACATCAGCTATTCTATCAAATGACTAGACTCACAAAGACCAAAGGTTGCTTAAGACATGATGACCAAATAGATGTCTTAGCTATGGCTGTTGGTTATTGGAATTCAGCCGTTGGTAGATCTATAGATCAAGCTGATGAATTAGCTAAAGAAGAACGATTAAACGCTGAACTTGATAAGTTTATGAGAAGTGCATTAGGTCAGTCTAAAAGACGCTCTAATTCTTTCATAAATTGATTAGGATTGACGATAAGACACTAGCCCTTACCTAGGTTAACCTTGAGTGTATAAATTACACTTGCGTTTAATAGGGACACGTATTGAAGTGGTTCTGGGTCCAATTATAAGTAATACTAAGATAACCTAGATAGACTAACAGATGACTCAAAGTAAACCAAGACTACCAGACAAAGTAACTCTAGGTTATTCGACAGTGAACCTTAAGTTATTAGATTCAAAGATTAGTAGAGATGTAGGTGAACAGTTTGGCTGCTACATATCTACTATCCCATACACTGTATATTTAGACCAAGAGATTATAGATTTAGGTGGACCTGATGCTGTGAACTTAGTTTTACATGAGCTCAACCATCATATCTACTACATCAACCAACTTGAAGAAGGCAATTCAGAGGAACTAGTAGTTAACTCATTTGCTAACGACATAACTGAATTGTTCTATAGGTCTGAACTTAGAGATTGGTTATTTTATCACCTAGATTTTGGTAGAAAAATTTAAGAGGGTTGTCGAGGGCCGTCTCGCCCCCGTGTCCCCATATGACTTTTGGGGCGTGTTTGTGGCTATTGTCACTATAGTAGTGTCTATAAAATCAAATAGACTAATAACCGTATCGTTTTATAAAGGATAAAATATCCTTAAAGCTTAATAAGTATTGATTGTTGCATTTCTTGTTATTTCTTTGCGTATCTTTCTTGGTGGGCTTCTATTTTTTTTTGTGATGTATATGTATGATGTATGTATTAGTAACACATATAGAATTTAATACATTAGTGAATACAATATGAACTATAAGAAACTTACAAAGGACCTAATCAAACAAAATAGGATCTTAAAGAAACGTGTTAGTTCACTAAAAATCAAAATAACAGACTTAAAGAAAACAAATAAATGGTTTCGAAGCTTACCTTAAAGATATTAATAGTATTTGTAGTTGTTACTTATATTTTATTATTAGTTGATTATTTTAAACTCAATATCAACAAATACACTCAAAAGCATTTCATCATAGTTTACTTAACTAACCATAAAGTAATTCTTAAAGATCTTAAGCAATCTTGTGATGAAGATGTAAAATCTATAGCACTTGAATATAAATCTCAATATTACGCATATCGATGCTTTGACCACAAATTGAGCTCATAAAGACTCATTAGGATCATTTAGGATCATCAAGTTCACGTTAGTCCATACCTATCATTGGACCAAATCTCACATTTTAAAATCTAAATCAAATAATCATAAATAAGAAGTAGTGTGTTGTAATAGATGCACTGCTGTGATCTTCAAATCACAACTAAGCTAAATAATTAGTTATTAACATTAGAACTAAAAATTATTTATTTTAACTGTTTACATATTACTATCCATCAGTGTATCAATTACACTAAATCAACTTAAGAGGTTAAGATGAATAATAAAGTTAAAACATTAAAAATAAGTAAAGCTGAAACTTTAAATGAAGCTTTAAAAATCCAGAAAGAAATTACTGGTCATTATTTTTATGAAGGTTTTGTTTGGGATCATTATAAAAAACTTGATACTGAAAAAAACAATTCATATCCTTATATGATCGATAATAAAAACGGAGACATTTATTATGTTTATTCTTCAGATAAATTCGGTTTTGGAGAAAAATACTTTAATAAAGTTTCATTAAGTAGATGCTTGTCAGGTGATGACATGAATGAAGTTAATATTTTAGATAATGAAGTATTAATTAGCTCTGTTGTTAAATATCCAAAAACAGACGAAGTTAGAAAAGCAGCAGCAAAAAATAACATAATATTAACTGGAGAATCTTCAATATGACTTTAAAAAAATACGCCAATCAATTAGCAGTAGAGATAATTGAAAAAAGAGGAAGTGAAGATAGTTGTCTTGGTGATGACTTTGATAATTACTTTCTTGATAACCCAAGAATTTATAAATTAATAGATTGTTCTGTTGGTTTTAAAATCTTTGAAAATTGGGTCCGAGACAAATTAGAATTGTTATACAAAATTGAATATCATTATTTACCTTATTTTAGAACTCGCAGAAAGGAGCTTAATAATGACTAAAAAAGACTTCGTAAAATTTGCAAGTGCGTTCGCAAAAGCTAAACACGAAAACTATACTATTGATAACTTGCAAGAAGACTTCGAGAGCATCTTTAAAGAAGCAAACTCAAACTTTGATAAAAATAGATTCAAAGCTTTTATTGCTAAAGAAGTTCAAGAATTAAACAAACCAACTAATGGAGCTTAATATGACATCATCAGTAGCATTCGAAACAGAAATTGTACTTACTACTCCTAAAGTTCACTTGTCATTACTAAAAATGGACAGAAAAAACATAGGCACTGAACATTACATGGGGATTGCTTATTTTTGGGAACAAGAACTTAAATATTATCTTAGGATTATGTCTTCAAGAGATAGAAAAAAGGTTCACGATTTGTTTATCAAGAATAACATACCTTTAATTAAAACTGAGTTTGGTAAGTATTTTCAAACTAATCAATTAGCTGAAACAATTTGTGTTTCTGTTTTTAACTCAACTAAAAAATAACTATGCTTGCATTTCCAGTAAGAATTTTTGGTGGTTGTAAAAGCAAATCTTTCACTAAAGACGGAATTAAAACAAAGTTTGTGGACCTAATTCCAACCAAAAGAGACTACGATAAAACCGACGGAATTTTTGGGTTACATGAATTGCACACTATTAACTTTTTAGAAGTGAATGAAGCTCGAAAAATAAACGGTCATGTCATCAAAAGGTTTAAATGATTTTTTATGCGTTTATTCATACACTGATGAATTAATTACATTATGAAACAGAAAAAATTTAAAAGAAAAGGTTATGAGCTTGAAGGTTATTATTTTGTAAATGGAAAATGCAGAATGTTATGGAGGAAAATAAAATGACTTATAAAACTTTTGTAAACTATTGCAGCTATTGGAATCTTCCAACGATTGATCCTTATAAGCTTTATGAAAGACTTACAGATGAGCTTGAGTGCTCGATAAATGGATCTTGCGTAGATCATCATGTTGATTGGTTAAGTAATTTTTTAAATAAATGGGACGGAAATGTTCCTGAAACAATTAATTAAAATGAATTTAGAGTTTATCAATAAAAGTCCACAAGCAATCGCGATTGATAAAGCTATGGCAAAAAGCGTAAAGCGTACGCGTAGCAGCAAATGTGGTGGACGTGCTACATCTTTAAATGAGCATTTAAGCGATTGCATTAAAAACGTAACTAAGTGTGCGATGTGTAAGACAAGGAAGCGAGAGACTTTAACGCTCTCCCTTTACGTGGGTCTTTCGCTTCTCTTGAACACAATAGCACCAATTTTAAAGGAGCAAATAATATGGAAACACTAATGGAGTTTTTAATTGGTCTGGGGATTATATCTTTTGGTTTTTTAATCATATGCGTTTGGACCATGCTTACTGAAAAAAATTATAATCAAAGAACTTATGTAGATAATTTCAACGATCACATAAATCGAAATTATTTTCTTTCTAAAGAAACTAATAACTTGGAAAATATTAAACATAAAATAAGAAGAGGGTAGGTCAGATAATATGATTTATCTAAATTTGGAGCCACTTATTTTGCATATTATTTTACATAAAATTCAGTACATAAATTATATACAAAAATTGTACTTAAATAATAATTAAAGATTTAATACACATATGCATAATATACATAATAAAAACGTTTGTGAGGTATGTAAAGGTAATGATTATTATACTAATTCTAAAGGTGATATTCAAAACTGTTACTTATGCACAAGTGAAACAGGTTCAGGCAATGTATCGTTTACATTACAGAATGAATCTAATACTAACCCTAACAATGATGATGGAGGTGATATGAGTGTCGAATGTTTAGTATCTATTCAGTTAACTACTGATTATTTACATAAATTAACTTTAAACGATAAACCAACTGCTTTATCTGACTTTCAAAAGCTGGTTAAATCTTTTAATGGAACTTATATTTTAAGAAAAAGTTATTTAGTTAATAGCAAGTTTCATTCTTTTGCTATTATTAATTTTCCTACATTAACAGCTTTAAAAGGATATGAAACATCTTTAAGTATGAGCGGGTATGTTACAAAATACCAGCTTGACATTTTAAAGGACATATCTTTTTTAGAAGAGGCAACTATAACTGCCAAAAATGTTATTAATTTTGGTTAACTAAAAAAGGGAAAAAAATAAATGATGAAGGAACTAACGCACAAAATGCCTGCAAAAACAATGTTTGAATTTATTAAAGAATTTAGAAAAATAGATTCAGAGATGCAAGCTCAAACTATTCAAACGTTTTTAGTTGTAGCAATGGACGTAAAAAATTCATTTCAGATGACTGAGCTTTCAGAGCGTTTAGGAATTAGTCAAGCTAGCTGTAGCAGAAATGTTTCAGCGTTTTTAGATACAAATAGAAAAAGAAAAAAAGGTCCAGGGTTTTTAATTACTAAAGAAGATCCTGAAGAAAGAAGAAGAAAAATAGTTTCTTTAACTCCGAAAGGAAAATCTTTTTATAAAGATTTAGAAAATATTTGGATAGGAAATTAATTGGTGGCCTCACCCGGACTTGAACCGGGACGGACGTGAGTCCTCACGATTTTAAGTCGTGTCTGTCTACCAATTTCAGCATGAGGCCAAACTAAAATTATGAAGGTTTATATATATGACAATTAAACAAAGACACAAAGGTTTTCAACTAGATATTACTCACAATAAAACAAGATACAGACCTCAATTTAACGGTAGTAAAGACGAGGCAATGTTAGCAGAAGCTCAAATCAAAAAAGGTTTATCTGAAGGAAAAGATATTAATGTTGTATTAAAAGAAATTGATGTTTCACGTCATAATCTATCCATTGGTGCAATTTATGCACGTATGAAAAACAAATACACTGATAGACATTCACAACGAACTGCTGAAAATATTATATTGCAGCTTGGTACTGAAAAAAGAATTAATCAAGTAGATGAAGATGTTGTTGATGAACTTGTAGAAAGCTGGCAAGAAAAAGGAAATAGTCCTGCAACATGCAATAGAAAATTAGCTGCTCGTAGCAAGATCTTAAGTTGGGCTCATAAAAGACATTACATTAAATCTAAACCTCAATTTGAATGGTTTATGGAAAGCGCTGGAAGAATTAGGTATTTTAAAGATGGCGAAGATATATCGTTTTGTAATTACTTATATAGCAATCAAGCAGATATAATGGCTGATATGACTTATTTTTGTAATGACACTGGTCTTAGAAAAAGTGAAGCTAAAAATATTGATGCTAATCGAGATGTTGATAAAGGTAAATTGACAGTTTTAGCTAATAAAAATAAACTATTAAGAACTATACCACTGACTGAACGAGCTTTAAAAATACTTAAAAAGTGGGGTAATACTCCATTTGCTTTAGTTAGTGATGAGTATCTTAGAAAGACTTGGAATTATGGGAAAATTAGAATGGGTTATGAACACGATAAACAATTTACTTTTCACATGACAAGACACACATGCGCATCACGATTAATTCAAAAAGGGGTTGGAATAACCGTTGTAAAAGAATGGTTAGGCCACAAGACAATCAAGATGACGTTACGTTATGCTCATTTGGCTCCTAATAATTTTCATGATGCGAAACTGGCATTAGAAAGTTGTGTCATAGACGGTGTCAAATTGGCAGTAAACAATAATTAACATGCATTTATTTGTTGTAGATGCTAACAAATTGAAATTACTAGGGACTTAAAATCTGTAAAAAGGACTAATGCATGTGTGTATAGCAGTTAGCTATTACACTACTTAGACTAAATAGATCTTATATTCACTGGTGAATTCAATTCACTTGGAGGTTATAAATGGTGTCAAGATACAGTGCCACAAAAGAATTAATCGATAGACAGATTAAACTAGAAGCTGAAATGAGACAGCGAGGTGGCGATAGAGAACGCAAAAAGACTGATAAAGTTACTCAAAAAGAAAATGAATCATTAACAATACACGGCAAGAAACTACTTAAAACCTGTATTTCAAACTATGAAAGAGAGCTTGAGTTATTTCTTAAAGACATAAACCGAGGACCAAAATATGTAGCAAGTAAATACTTGTCTATATTAGATACTACAACGTTAGCTGTATTAGCAGCCAAAAAAATTATAGACGGAATTACATCTGTTAGAAAATTTACAGCATCAGCTATTTCTTTAGGTGGTAAAATAGAAGATGAGTGTTATTTTAGAAAATTCTGCGAAACTCATAATTTTTTATTTGATAAAATACAACAAGATTTAAATCAACGCAGTGGTCATTACGAATACAGACGTTGGAAACAATTAGTTAATAGCAAAAAACAAAACTTTGCTTGGGAAAAATGGTCCACAAGAGACAAGCTGCTAGTAGGCGAAAAGCTAATTAGCATATTTATTCATGCAACTAATTTGTGCAAAATTGAGAAAGTAATTAAAAGATCTTTAAATAAAAGATCTTATTTTGTCTTAGCTCCAACAGAAAAAACTTTAACTTGGATTAATTCAGTAAAAGAATTTAATGAATTTTTAAATCCTGAATATTTTCCAATGCTTGTTAAACCTAGAAAATGGAAAAATGGTATGGG